GGAGGAACGTCTGCTGTTAAAAGATATGTGTGGTCTTCTTTTGGTAATTCGTATATATCAACACCAGCATTAGATTGTATGGGTGTCTTGTAGGTAAGAACTCTTAGTTTTGATGGAGATATCAGAGTGTCTATAGAACCTAGAAACTCACACTCAAACTCTGTGTTAAACTGTTGTTCACTCGTATTCGCAATAGTTTCTTTCTTCCATTTCTCATCTCGCCCAGGTACTTCTGACCAATGAACCTCGATAGGTATATAACTATTTCGTTTTTCCTCTGCATCTGTCCAGATTTTATAGAACATATTCATACCATGTGGGGTACTTACTATCATAACTTTTGTGGATTGACCAGAAGAAATCGTTGGATACACAGAACTAAAAAATTGTTCAGCAACATTTGATGGTACATAAGCAAACTCGTCTAAGAATATGATGTTGTAACTTCCACCCCTCACAGCACTCGCAGAGGTCGAGGAAGCGAGTATTTTAGACCCATTCTCTAGTTCCAGAGAACCTTTATTCCAAGACATAACTCCTTGTTGTAACCAATGAGGAAGATGTTCGTATGCAAGTTGTAGTCTACTTAACAAATCTCGTGCAGTCGCAGCCTTGTTTGCAAGTATAGCAATATTCACACTAGGGTTGAATAATGAATAATGTAATAGATAAGATATCATAACAGTAGACTTACCAGACTGTCTGGGTAGTTTACATATAGTAAAACGATTATTGTGAAATGTACCAACCATCTCTTTTTGAAAGGGGTACATCTTAAATGGTATTAGTCCTTCATCAAGGGAAACAATCTTTACATAATTCTGTATAAAGTACAGAGGGTCTTCCATACATTTTGTATATTCAAGGAGTTGTTTCTTAGTCCAGTTCTGTTGTACGTTTGCTCTTTTGAGATTAGGATTACCAAGATAGGTCGCATCAGCCATCTGTCTTTCCTTTTAGCATTTTTTGGAGTTCAGCAGTCGAACCAACAAACAATGCATTAGTAACATTCTTGGGTGCAGAATTAGGTACTTCTTTAAGTTTTCGCATTTTCTCTTGTAAGTCACCTAACTTCTCCGTTACCTCTGCTACTTGTTTAATAAGATTTCCAGCAACCTCGTATGCTCTTGGGTGTTCACCCTCTTTTGCAAGCTCCAGGATTCCCTCAATCGCTTGAGAACCTTTTTCAACAAGACCATAAAAGTTCTCTCGTTGATATTTATAATCATTCTCTATATCGTCTTCATTACTATTTGGTTTAATAACAATCTGTTTAGGTGTTACTTTTTTCAATTCCGTTTCAACTGGGTCTAGTATCCCTAGAGCCTGGTCGATTATATTATCAGTATTGGTCATTATGATTTCTTTACGTCTGTTCCAGCTACTACATCATAATTTTTTGCATCTTGAAAGAAAGAACTTGTTTCATTGAGACCAAAATCATCATCTGCATCTGCACTAGCTGGAGTAGGTGCAACTGAATATCTTTGTTCTCTTGTAGGTTCAACAGCTGGTAGATTTGCATATTGATCAACTTGAACTGTTTTGATAACCTTAGATGAAGTAACAGGGCCATATAGATAAAATTTAGCAGTAAAATTTAATGTATAAATTATTGCTCGTCTTGATGTAAAGTCTCCAGCATAGTTATCTTCATAACCTACACTATTTAAAACAATAGGAACATCTCTCTTTATACCCATATCAGCCATATCATTGATTGTCAATGTGTAATCTGGTTGAAAGAATGGAAGTATTTGTTCTATAATCTGTAATGCATCATCAGAGTTTTTTGCCATTGCAAATAATTCAATGTCCATATTATATGGAACAGGCATATACTGTGAGTCTAATTTGTTTGCATCTGCACTATCTGATTTTACTTTTTTAAATCTTTGTACTCGATTTAATTTTCGTGTAGCATCATATGTCAACGCACCTATTTCAAAACCTAATCTTGGTAAAGTTATTGCAGTTGAATTTGTTAAAGATGGGTCTGAATCCAAACGAGTTAAATACTTTTGTTTCGGCCCGTATGCAAGAGGTACTTTCATACTTTGTATTATATTTCCAGTATTATTCTTACGAACAATCTGTATATTATTAAACATAGTTCCAAACGCAACAATTACGTTTCTCACAGTTTCATGGTAAAATTGTTGACCTAACATTATATATTCTCCTTATTCATTATATTTATGCGATTGTAGCGATTGGAGATGCAAGACATTCTACTTGCCAAACTCCATCTGTACCATCATCTATTAAACAAGTTATTCTTGCTCTTGAACCAATGACTGTACTATTTACAAATGTAAGTGCATCACCACCATTATCAAAAACTGCGTTTGCAGCAGTACCACCAGCAAGACTTAATGCACCAACAAAGTTACCACCAGAACCATGTATATTAACAATTGTAGTTTTATCACTTGCAACAGCAACCCTTACAATAAGGTCATAAAATATGCCTGGATTTGTTGTAGCTGCGTTAGGCAAGTTGATTACGTTATTTTCTGTACCATCAATTAATATTGTCGCACCAGATTGTGCGGCTGTTAAAGATGCACTTACAGCAGAGTTAGTATTAAAGGTAGTAACTAGTGTTTTTCTACCAGCAACTGAACCACCAATAATCGCACCAGTTGTTGAGATTGCACCAGCACCAACATCAATACTTGTAAATCCAGATGTAATACTACCAGAGTTTAATGCACCTACCGATACTAAACCAGTTGCAGTTGTTATTGAATTTTGTGTTGCAGTTGCGACTGTTCCAGTTAAGTTACCAACAAATGCTGTTGATGTAATACTTGTTCCACCAGTAACTACACCAGCATCAATAACAATCGCTCCATCAAGAACAATCTGTTGACCACTTAGTGGTGTAATTAATAAGTCAGTACCAGCAGTTGAACTAATCGTATTACCATTTATATTAAGATTATCTACTTGTAATGCAGTAAGAGTTCCTACTGAAGTAATAGCAGTCTGAGCTGCACCAGTAACAGTTGCAGCAGTTCCAGATGCGTTCCCAGTTAATGCACCAACAAATGCTGTTGATGTAATACTTGTTGCACCAGTAACCACACCAGCATCAATAACAATAGCTCCATCTAAAACAATTTGTTGACCACTAAGTGGTGTGATTAATAAATCAGTACCAGCAGTTGAACTTATTGTATTAAGATTTATGTTAATATTATCTACTTGTAATGCTGTTAATGTTCCTACTGAAGTAATAGCAGTCTGAGCAGCACCAGTAACAGTTGCGGCTGTACCAGATGCGTTTCCAGTTACGTTACCAGTTAATGCACCAGCTAATAATGTTGCAGTTAGTAAACCAGTACTACTATTAAATGTTAAATTAGAACCACTCTTTGCACCCAAGTCTCCAGTTGCGCCAGTTGCAAATAATGGGAAACAAGTAGTATCACTAGATTCGTCTGCAACAGTAATCGCAGTACCAACAGATGCTAATGCAACTGCAATGTTTCCAGTACCATCAAAACTAGTTCCACCAATAGTTCTTGCAGTCGCAAGAGCTGTAGCAGTTGCAGAAAGTCCAACAGCGATATTTGCAGTACCATCAAAACTAGTTCCACCTATTGTCCTTGCAGTTGCAAGTGCAGTTGTAGTAGCAGAAAGTGCTACTGCTATATTTGCAGAACCATTAAAACTTGTTCCACCGATAGTTCTTGCTGTTGTTAATGTTGCAGCTGAACCTGTTGTGCTTTGATTGAGTGTTCCTATTGTAAAATCTAGTGTGTTATCTGCATCATCATAAGCTACAGTAATACCAGTTTCAGTATTAGATGTAACCATAGCACCAACTGTATCTGAGATTGTTTCAGAAAGTGTTGTACCATTAATAGTAATCGCATCAGCTTCTAGTGTTCCGTCTATATCAACATCTCCAGAGATATCTAAATCTGCCATAACAGCAGTTCCAGTTATATTTGGTGTAACAATAGTTGGAGTACCAAGAGTTACTACTGAAGCAGTTGCACTAATACCAGTAGATAATGAACTACCATCTCCAATCAGAGTATAAATCTCTAAAAAGTTGTCGTTAATTTTATCTGCGGCTACTCTTAATGTATCCCCTGCTCCATCATTGGCAGCATTACCTATACCCAATGTTTGATTTGCCATTATACTCTCCTAAAGTTATTTAACATATAATTATCCTAAACTACCAGCATCACCGAATGGATTACTTTCAGAAAAATCTAAAACTGTATCATCCAATTCGTCAAATAACTCATTCTGACTTGTTGTATTCGTA